CCTTGCCGGAGATCCCAGCTTCCAGGTCCGAGTCAATGACGGAAGCGTTGAAGCAGTTAGAATTCCACAGTTTGGAAAAATTCCAACAGACAATCTCGGTAGAATCTGGGTGGATTGGTCATCCCAGCCGCAAGAACATTCCTTGGCTGATCTGCCAAAGGACTTCCAAGGTGGAATTGTCATTGTCGGACTCACAGCTCGCGGGCTCAACAACCCCGTTGCAACTGCAAGAGGAGAAGTCTATCCGCACTATTTGCAAGCCAGTGTACTAGACACCGTGGCCGCAGGCACAAATATTGTGCGCCCAGACTACGCTGACGGAGTCGAAATACTTGTTATCTTGGCAGCAGGTGTGTTATTATTGATTCTTACAAGGTGGGTTTATGTTGGTCTTATCTCGTTGGTTGGAATATGTGCTGTACTTGCGTATGGCAGTTACTTTAGTTTTGTCAATTACCTTTGGTTATTTGACGTTACCCTCCCAGTCGCGGGCATCGTCCTCGTTGGGCTACACGCATACGGAATCAAATTTGTCTCAGAGTTCCTCCAAAAACAAGCAATCAAAAAACAATTTGCAGGCTACTGTTCCAAGGAAGTTGTAGAGTTACTGCAAAAAGATCCTGACTTGATCAAGCGTGGTGTACGTAAAGACGTAAGTGTTATGTTCAGTGACTTACGTGGCTTTACTCCTATCGGTGAACACTACGGTGATGATGTTGCTGGACTTGGCCGATACATGAACGGCTACATGGACAGCATCAGTCAGCCCATGTTGGACAACAAGGGCATGATCATCAAATATGTGGGTGATGCCTCTATGCACATACATGGTGCTCCTATTGAAGATCCCAATCATGCTCGCACTATCGTTCGTGTTGGCTTAGAGATGTTGGATGCTGTAGATGAATATACCAAGCTGATGGAAGCACAGGGATTACCACCAGCCGCTATGGGGTGGGGTTGTAACACAGGCATTGGCTTTATTGGTGAAATGGGTTCAACAGAACGACACAGCTATGACATCTTAGGTGACATGGTTTCAACAGCGGCACGACTAGAAGCACGTTGTAAGGCTTATGGTGTACTGGCCATTGTTGGAGCAGAAACCTACAATAGAACTCGAGATGACTTCTTCTACTTGCTGTTGGATAACTTACAACCAAAAGGTAAAACTGTAGCAGACTTAATCTATACAGTACTACGTACACGTGGTGAAGATTATACTAAAGAACTTTCTACACACAACAAGATGCATGAGTTATACCGTCAGAAACAGTTTGACGCTGCTGTTATCTTGTGTGAAGAACTGCACGGAAAATTCAGCGGGCAAATGGACAAGTACTACAAAATGTGGATTGAACGTTGTGAGTTTATGAAACAACAGGCCCTACCAGACAACTGGCAGGGTGAGTTTATCGCACACGAAAAGTAATTACTTTTTACTCTTGTTGTCAGCAGCAATCTTATCTACTTCGTCCATAGCTTCATGAAACTTGGCGTTGGCTGCGGATTCAACCTTTTGTGTTTCCATAACACGATCGCTTTCAATCATCTTACCACGCAAATGTAACACAGTATTGACCTTTTGATTCAACCGAATAAGATCATTGTCCAACATACGTATGCGGTCAATCAGAGCAATCAACACAGCGTTGGCATCATTGATAACAGGCTTGACTTCTTTTGTGGCCCATTCCCACACATACTTGATGATATAGCCCATGCCCACTGCCATCACAATTGGGAACCCATATTTGTTTACTAAATCTACTACTTCACTCATTTTTATTAGACCCTTCTAAAACAAATTGTACCAAGGGATCTACCTGGTGCAATCTTATCTTTCCATCAACTTCAATCATCTGCCAGAACTGTCCAGGCTTCCAGCCCAGTTTTTCAGTGTTTAATTCTTTGTCTGGTACAATGTATCCAGGACCCAGATCCCAATTATAATCTAGATGTAGCATTGTACTTTCCTTTTTGTTTTTTAGCTTCAGACACCATGCGGATCCATTCTTTTTTTGCGGCAAGATCATCTTTCATTCTGTCAAGTTTTGTAGCGCGGTAGCTGCCAGTTACACCCAAGACCATGATATAACCCAGCCCAAGGCCTAACAAAAGATATGCAATGTAACTTAAATCCAATACAAAATTAACTTCGTAAAGCATCAGTCTCTCCTTGCATCGTTTTTACCGTCAGCTCGCGCAATACGGTCAGCGTCGGGTCTAAGGCCTAGTGCGTTTGACACAATAGTATCAATACGTATCACATCGTGATTCATGGTTCTTACTCGATTGTCTAGTGCAGTAATAATACCAGCCATGCCCTTGATTGCACTTAGCACACCTGCCAGTAGTAGTTTGATTGTGAGATACACAAAGTATCCGCCGGCCAGTGCCACTGCTATCGGAAACCCTAGATCACCAATCAGTTTGAAAATATCCCCCATGTCGGCTCCTTTTTTTTATAGTAGTATTTATTGACTTTGGATAATGGTTATTGTGGTGCTGCCGCCCGAGTTGATTTTTTGATATACAGGAATACCATCCTGTTGCAAATCCAGGACGGCCCCTTGCTCTTTAGGCACAGCGAGTTCAAAAATATGACTGCTGTATCTAGTTAACACCAGCTGGTCTGAATCAGTTATACGCCATTTTAGCCCTGAACTTTCATCATAGCCAGGCAGCATACTCAGCGTAGTTGACATGGCTTCTTGCGTGGCTGACAAGGCTGCATTTACCGCATCCAGTACATTGGGCAACAGGTCATCTTCTAGTTCATTTCGATCCAGTCGGTTAAATGCATCCAGCTGATTGTCCAAGTCTGCAGGTTTTAAGAAGTCTCGATCAAGAAAGTTAGTGTCTAGTGCGTTTCTATTGTCCCGTCGGTTGTCACGGTTTTCTTCGCTGATTTCCCGGGGTCTGCTAATGATCAGCATGTTGTTGATATTGGCTTGATCAAGAGTAACTATCACTGGCGATGAAGGAGCACGATCAACAGAAGCAACTAAAGTAGCTTGATAAGCCTGTGTCATTACCACACTGCCAGCTTCGTTTGAAACTTCAATAGCACCTGTTACGCATGTTTTATCGTCACAACTGGGCAACAGCATTATTAGACTGCGCCCTAGTTCGTCTACAGTCATTGAAAAGTCTGTGCCACGAACAGCAATTGACGCTGTGGGTGTGCTGACTGCAACCTGTTGTGGGGAATTCTTGGCAATCTGTCCCGAAGCATACCTAGCTGTGCCCAGGGCCACTTTCATGGCCAACTTGCCTGTACCCGACTTTGGGTCGTACACAAAGTCATCAATTATCAGCTTTGACTGCTCGGTAATTTTTACTTTGGTAGCATCATCAAAAGTCAATTCAGCTCGGGATCTAGCTGTGACAATTGTATCATTCATTTCCACTGCGGTATTTACAGCACTGGATATGCTTTTTCGAGCCCGTACTATTTCAGTAGGGCCACTTTGTTCAGTGACCTTGCCTACTCCAGCCCAAGTATTAGTCAGACTGAATAATACTGATATTAATGTTATTGCCCGAAGCATTGACAGTTGCACTTTGAGTATTCATACCACTTTGTGCTACAGTGATTGCATTTGGAGTAGCACCGGACCCCGACCCAGAAACATTGATTGTGGCTGAGTTAGCACCTGATCCTGAACTGCTATGAGTCACATGGTTATAGTCACCCAACACTGTGATGTTACTGGTATGTGCTCCACCATTGGTGCCCAGGATACTTTGCACATCATTGTTGTCACCTGTTATGGTATGTGTGATTGCAGATCCACTACAGCTGGCGCTGATGCTGGTTCCGCATGTGATGGTTTGTTGGTTGCTGTCGCCTAAGACTGTAGACGTCACATTAGTGCCAGCACCATTGACCAGCATGGCCAGCTGATTGCTACTGCCCGATTGTTCGATATAAACTACATTTTGACCGCCGCCAATAAGGGCTGGTGCTATAGCACTACCAATGGTATTGTTGCTACCTGCTTGTTTTAAAGTCACAGTGGTATTATCACCAACTTGCTCTATATAAATTTCATTTGACGCTTGAACATGCGATAACGCTATCATGCCCAGTGCAAAGATTGTCCCTTTGAGAGATCTTGTTATTTTCATTTTTGTTTTGTGGGCGAGTTACTATCCTCAACCTCATTCCTTGGGCTTGTGCCCTTTTTGTATGACCAAAGTTTCCGTTTTGCTCCTTCTTGGATCATTTCGTACACCGCTTGTTCAATGGCTATTCGAACAGCGTATGTTGTGGGCTCATTCACAGCAGCCCCGTTCTCAAATTCAATAGACGTTGTTCCAACATCAATAAATTTGAGAACACCTTGATTGTGAGCTGTACTAAAAACAGTTTTACTCACAGCCGTATTCAGCAACACTTCCCCGGTGTTGACTGAAACTACTCGCATGGAAATAACAATTTCATCCACACGATATTGTGTACTGGCTCCAATGCCCAGTACTCTGGCGCCAGTGCCGCCACTTGTTATGTTGGTGTCATAACCTATGATGCCACCTTCAATCATGAGTCCAGCCACCAAGAGTGGTTTGAGTGGCTTGGCATCTTTGCCCTCATACACTTCGCGTTGATTACGGATCAGTTGACGTTCTTTGATCAAGTTGTCCAAGCTCACACGTTCAACCACTGTGAACCAGTTTGGTGTGTCTTGCAAGGCCTTGATTAAAAATACTTCAGCGCCTTGTGTTACCGCAGTTGAAAACAGTGCCAGCTTGTCGTTGTTTTTTTTCTGACCAGTCTTGTCCACAAACCCGTACACAGCAATTGGTATTCTTGGGCCATCCAATTCAGGCAGTGTGGCCAGTAGATTTTGTCGTGGCACTAATTTGGGAGGTTGTGAATCCAGCTGAGTTTGGTTCAGACTAGCACACCCGCTTAACATCAACAGCAATGACAACACTAGTGCTTTCATCAAAATGCAAAACTCGCTAGTGGCACAGTGATCTCTGTGCGATTGCCATTGCTTTCCAGAATGGTCATTGTGACATCAGTAGAAGTTTTAACCCAGCTGATGTTGGTACCTTGAAAATCCAAACTGCCTGTAGTACCGCCGCCGCTGAACAACGAGTCTGCCAACTGCTTGCTCAACTGAGCATAGATGCGACTTTCTACGTTGACTAGGAATTTGGCTATGTTGGTTTGTTTGGCAGCAAGCTCAGCTTTGGCTAGTTTGCTTGCTTCTTCTTCTCGTAGTTTTTGACGGCGTGTAGCTTCTAGTTGCTCGATCGTAAGAACGTGACTACTGTAACCGACTCCAGAAAAGGCTGGCGAATTGAATTGATGTACTAATTCAGTGGCAGAAACTCCAGCTGTGATCAGCATCAAGGCTAATGTTGTTATTGTTGTTTTCATAGAAAAGCCTCATATATTACTTATAATAATAGCTACATCAATAACCTACACTATTGTCGTTTAATTTTGATATAAATATTTCATAATAACAAGGAGCCAACATGGCAGAAGAAGTCAAAAGTGCAAGCGAAACAAAAAAAGAAGATTGGATGAATTCTAAGTGGCGCCCGGCTATGGGTTGGATGTACATGCTAACTTGCGTAACTGACTTTGTTTTATTCCCTATTTTGTGGAGTTTATTGCAAACTGTCATGAAACAACCAATCACACAATGGCAACCACTGACACTACAAGGCGCTGGATTATTCCACATCGCAATGGGTGCAGTTCTTGGTATTGCAGCAATGGGCCGCACACAAGAAAAACTAGCAGGAGCAAACAATGGCGGAGCAGGAACAGCAACAGCAGGATCATCGACCGGGCTTACAGCACCTAGCGCATCTTCAGCAGGATTCGGCGCCGTACCCAGCACAAGTTTTACACCAGCACCAAGTTGGGGCTCAACCCCAATACCAAGCAGCGGTAATAGCAGTGCAGGATTTGGAGCGCCAGCGCCTGCAGAAGTTGTCACAGGATTCGGCGGAAAACCCGCCCCTGTAATCCCACCATTCCCGGAGAAATAAAATGAAAAAAATCTTACTAGTATTAGCACTGGCTCTAGGTAGTCAATTTGTAATTGCTGAAGAGCCCAAGAAAGAAACCAAAAAAGTCTGTGTGGATGTCAAAGATAAAGAAGGCAAACCAGTCAAAGACACCAAGACAGGCAAAGTCAAGCAAAGCTGTAAAGAAGTCAAGCAACACAAAAAACTAGAAGGTACAGATGTACCTGTCAAGAAGTAATTGACACTCACTTAAAAATCCTGTATAATTAACTGTACAGGATTTTTTATGACAGATCATTACGCAACACTAGGTGTTGCCAAAACAGCCACACAAGATGAAATCAAGCGGGCCTTTCGCAAGTTGGCCAGCCAGCATCATCCTGACAAAGGTGGCGACACGGCCAAGTTCCAAGAAATACAAGCAGCCTATGACACCCTAGGCGACGAAACCAAACGTCAGCAATACGATAACCCTGCACCGCAGTTTACCGGGTTTGGTGCCGGTAATGGTGCTCACGTTAACATAAATGACATTTTTGGGCAAATGTTTGGCGGTGCGTCACCGTTTGGTCAACACCCAAGACGTAATCATGCTAGGATGAGTTTGTGGATTAGTTTGTTGGACGTTGTTAGTGGTGGTAGTCGCACAGTGAATGTGGGCACACAAACAGGTAATCAAACCGTAGAAATTGAAATCCCACGCGGGATCGAAGATGGTGATAACGTACAGTATGGCGGTATCGCTCCTGGCGGCATGGACTTGGTAATTCAATTTAGAATACAACCAGATCCACGCTGGCGCAGAGAAGGATTAAACTTGTTTACTGATCACAAGGTATCTGTGTGGGATTTGATCTTGGGTGGCCAGGCCGAAATACGCAATCTAGAAGGTAGCGGGTTAGTAGTAACTATACCTAAAAATACTCAACCCATGACCACGTTGCGATTGCGACAGCAAGGCATTCAAAATAAAACTGGGCAAAAGGGAGATTTGTTTGTTAAATTACTAGCCGAAATCCCCAAGACTATTGCGCCTGAGTTAGTAGACGCAATTCAGCAGTATCGATAACTACTCAGAATCGTTGATCAAATATTTTGTAAGTAGTATAATAACACATAAGAAACTTTGGAACACTATGCAAAACAACCCAGAAATTGAATACATTGTAGACTCCGCAGTCAAGTTGGCTCGAGGATTTCAGCATGAGTATGTTATTAGCGAGCACTTGTTGCTGGCCATGGTTCGACACACACCGTTTAGAAAATGTCTAGATGGATTTGGTGTTGAGGTTGACCTCATGGATGCAGAAATTTCTTCGTACCTTGGCAGTTTACAAAGCCTTGTTAATCCTAACACAGAAATTCAACCTAAGAAAACACAAAGCCTTGAGCGCTTGTTTAACCGTGCTAATGTGCAAGTGATGTTTACTGGCCGCAGAACCCTAACCATTATTGACATGTACTTGAGTATCATGAGTGAATCTAACTCTCATGCTCAGTACTTCTTGCTCAAATACGGTGTTAAAAAAGCTGAGTTTGTTGAGTACTGGCAGAAAACGTATAATCACAGTGCGGCACAAAAAATGACCAACGACCAAGCTGATGATGTGTTAACAGAGTATTGCACAAATCTCAGTACAGCCGCTAAGAAAAATCAACTTGAGCCCATGATTGGTCGTGCCAAAGAGCTTGAAGAAATGATTGCTGTGTTAGCTCGTCGTTTCAAGGCCAACGTGCTCATGGTAGGCGATCCTGGCGTGGGCAAAACAGCTATCATTGAAGGCCTGGCACAAGAAGTAGAAGCAGGGCGGGTACCTGAATTCCTTAAAGGTCACGAAGTATGGAGCCTGGAGATTGGCAGTTTGCTAGCAGGCTCAAAGTACCGTGGTGAGTTTGAAGAAAAATTCAAGGCAGTGATTGCGGCACTAGAAAGCAAGAAGAAATGTATCTTGTTTATTGACGAAGCACATACCATGCGTGGTGCCGGTGCAGGCAGCAATAGTTCCTTGGACTTTGCCAACATGCTCAAACCAGCTATTACCAAAGGCAACTTGAAAGTTGTAGCATCAACAACCTGGGAAGAGTATTACGAGAGTTTCGAAAAGGATCGTGCGTTAATGCGCCGTTTCTACAGGTTGTCGATAGACGAACCGGATGCGAACACCACTGAACAGATCTTGATTGGACTCTCACCCCGCCTGGAACAGTTTCACAATGTGCTGATTGAAACGGAAGCAATTACTTCAGCGGTGGAACTGGCAAATCGATATATTCACGACAAAAAGAATCCTGACAAAAGCATTGACTTGATTGATGCAGCCTGTGCTAGAGAACGTGTTAAGGATCTTGGCAATGTGACTGTTACCAAGGCTATGATTGAAGAACAACTGGCTCGTGTAACAGGTGTGCCCACAGACAAACTGCAAAACGAACGATCAACCAAGATTGTGGAACTAGAATCAAACATCAAGCAAAAGTTGTACGGGCAGGACGCAGCCGTGGATTCGGTGCTGGAACGTGTTTACATCAACTTTGCCGGCATTGCTAACGAGAAAAAGCCCATGGCTAGTTTCTTGTTCCTGGGCCCAACTGGTACTGGTAAAACTGAACTAGCTAGATTGCTAGCAGACAACTTGGATATGAAACTGCTCAAGTATGACATGAGCGAATATCAAGAACGGCACAGTGTTAGCGGTCTGATTGGCGCGCCCCCTGGCTATGTGGGTTTTGAAGATGGTAACGTTGGCGGTGGCAAACTAATCTCTGATCTCAGCAAGAATCCCTTCTCAGTAATATTGTTTGATGAGATAGAGAAGGCGCACCCTGACGTTACCAACATCTTGTTACAGATGCTAGACGAAGGTGTTATTACCAGTAGCAATGGCAAAAAAGCCAACTGCAAGAACTGTATCATTATCATGACAAGTAACCTAGGGGCAAAAGACAGTGAAACCAACAACATTGGTTTTGGCAGCTTTGAAAAGACCGGTGAAGATGACAAAGCAGTCAAAGATTTCTTTAAACCTGAAATGCGCAATCGTATTGATCAGATCTGTAAATTTAACAAACTGGATACCTTGGCGATCAAGAAAGTTGTTGTTAAGTTTGTTGACGAACTCAAAACAAGTTTGTATGCAAAAGGTATACAGCTCACTTTATCCGAATCAGTCATTGACATGCTTGCTGACAAAGGCTACGATCCCAAGATGGGTGCGCGACCACTATCACGCAAGATTGACGAGTTGATCCGTGTGCCACTGTCAAAGAAGATCCTGTTTGACCGACTAAACAGTTGCAACATCACAGCTCGCATGGAAAACGATGCAGTAGTGTTTGATGTAGAACTTACAAATGTAATTCCTACTGTTAGTGACGATGGTATTATCCGATTCCCTGATGTTTAACATTTTTAAATCGTCTCCACGCAGTAGTCTTTATTACAGAGACTACTGCTATGCAACACAATTTTATATACGTGACGCTAGTTCATTGCGAGTTCTGTCACACAAACACATAGACAAATACCTCAACGTTCGCTACGTTGGCCGCAACGGAATTAATCGTTGGGGAGAGCCAGGCCCTGATGCCGAGCAACTGGCCAATCTTCACGACATGTGCGATCGATTGCTTGCATTTAAAGAATCATACAAAAAAATGGTATACTACAATCATGTATACATTTACACTAACAGTCTTGAAGATCTAGAAAACGTAGTCTCAGCACCGTATGTTATACTAGGTCCAGTAGTTCAAGCAGATGTGTGCTTGCCCGAGAATGTTGTGTTTTTGAAAGAACCAAAACGCAAGTTCCGCACATATCTAAAAGAAAAGTGGATCCCGGAAGGACAGACACCAGTGTTGCGTAAATTTTTGTTAAATCGCACAGAATGCTATGACTTTACACCATTGTTTAAAAACAGATTAGAAACATGGGATAGATTCTACACCATGAGTCACTTCTTTATTGATCATGACGATCCCAGAGATCTGCTACTTCTAGAACTAGTGGTCCCGGGCTTAATTCGCAAAACCATGCCTATACAGGCTAAATAGTTTACTATGGCAAAAATTCACGAAGAAGTAGTTGTGATCAAACTCTCAAAATTGATCAAGGAAAAGGACCAAGGTTCTGAACTCGTTGCCACCAACGATATTTGTGATGCACTGCAATCAGTAGCTGAAGAGTTACTGGGATCAGGCGTTGTTGTGGAAGTTGAACGAGCATAATGGCCAGTACTTACACAGTTTTAGATACAACAGTTTACGGAACAGCTTCGGGTAACTACGATGGCTCTAGTCAAGACTGGTTGTCTGATGCTGTGCAAGCAGCAAACTATTACAAAGGCCGCGGATCCGTGCAAACTGTTATTTTTAGTGTGACAGAATTTGAAGGTGACATCACTGTAGAAGCCACACTAGACGCAGATGCAGACAGCGCCAACTGGTTTGACGCATACATATATGGTGACGGTTCAACAATTCCGCTTACTGATTATCATCCCGCCAGTATCACAGGAAACTTTACCTGGATGCGTTTGAGAATTGAAGGATTCTCTGGCGGCACTATTAATTCCGTTACAATTACATACTAATATGACTACCAAAATCCCTATCACATTCAATCTTGGTACTACTGCGCCTCATGCCCCGCTAGGTGTAGAAGTTCGTTTTGATAACACAAGTGTGTTCAAAACTGATCATTTAAAAGAAACCACTACAGTATCATTCTCATGCTCTGATGATGATGATGGCGAACATGTGCTAGAAATTGAGTTAACTGGCAAGTTGCCTGAACATACCAAAATCACAGAATCCGGCGAAATCGTACAAGATGCCTTGATCAGCGTTGATCAGCTGACTATTGATGGGATTGATATTGACCTTCTTTTTAGCACTTTAGCAGAATATACTCATAATTTTAACGGCTCTGGCAAAACTGTTACGGAACGCTGTTACGGCCGCCTAGGCTGCAACGGTGTTGTTAGATTCAAGTTCACCACCCCTGTTTATCTTTGGCTCCTAGAAAACTTGTAACGCTAAATACTCATTATGAGTACAATAGTCGTTATGCCCGGTGGTTTCCACCCATTCCACGCAGGTCACGCAGCCCTTTACAATTCAGCACGCCGTGCATTTCCTGATGCAGAGGTGTTTGTTGCTGCAACCAACGACACTTCCACGAGACCTTTCCCTTTTGCAATCAAAGAAAAGCTGGCCAAACTAGCAGGAGTTGAACCCGGGCATTTTGTACAGGTCAAGAGTCCTTTCCGTGCAGAAGAAATTACCAGTCAGTTCAACCCTGATGTAGATTCACTGATTTTTGTACGCTCAGAAAAAGACAAAACAAAACCTCCACAAGCAGGCGGCAACAAAAAAGACGGATCACCAGCATACCTGCAACCCTTGCTGAGTGCAAAGCGACTGGAACCGTTTGGCAAACATGCTTACATGGCTTACTTGCCCACAGTAGAATTTGGTCCAGGCATGACGTCGGCTACAGAGATTCGTACTGCATGGCCCACACTAAACGAAAAGCGTAAAACAGCTCTTGTAATGAGCTTGTATCCAAAGACACAAAGCAATCCCAAGCTGGCTGCTACAGTAGTCAAACTGTTGGACACAGCAATGGGCAGTGAGCAAGGGGTGACAGAAGCTGTTGCTCCTAGTCAGTATGCCAAGTTGTATCACTCAACTCCATTAATGAGCTTGGATGCTATACTACAATCTGGATACCTTGCTCCGACCACCGCAGGGTACCTTAGCCTAACACGAGATTCTAGATTGGACTACGGTAGTTGGGGAGGAGAATTCGTTGAATTTGATCTTGATCAAAATGCTGTACGTCAACGCATCAAGTTAGAACCGTATGTTGATCCAACTACACAAACTGGCGCACGGGCAGCAGGGCGCGGAGAGAGTGAAGAACGCACCAAACAAAAGATTCCTCTAAAAGGATTTGTTACTGCAATGCACGCCCCCACAAGCTGGGAAGGCGACAAAGCAGGTGAATATTACGGTGGGCTATTAAAGAAATATGGCGTTCCTATAATATACGATATTGTTCCCACATTAGAAGAGCAAAATGTAGCAGAGATGGACGGGCAAAACTTTGTGGGTGGGATGACTGCTAGTTATCAAGAACGTGAGAACCAACCCATTGACGAAGACTACATTGACGAAAAATGGAGTCAGAAATACAAAAGCAGTATCAACTGTGCCAGCCCCCGAGGCTTTAGTCAACGTGCTCACTGTGCTGGCCGTAAGAAATGAAAATCAACGAAGTTTATAACCTAGAAGAAAGCTCTGGTTATAGCCTGGAAGGTAGCTACACTCCTGACCTAGTATTCAGCAAACTGTGGCTGATTAGAGAACTTGGCAAAATTACCAATCATGTTGATACCATGTATGTGCTAGGTGCTTGGTATTCTAATTTGGCTATGTTGTTGACCGTGGCACCCGAAGTTGATGTTGATAAAATTATCAACGTAGAAACCAACAAAGAATTTCTGCAAGTCGGTAAAAAAATGTTAGACCAACGTGGGGTCGACAATATAGAGTTTATGCTCAAGGATGCTAATGATTTAAACTATCAACAGCTTACTGATAGCAGTGCAGTGGTCAACACCAGTCTCATAGATATACCGGGCACAGACTGGTTTACTAATATTCCCGCAGGTACCATGGTTGTGATGCAAGCTCGAGATCATGTTGAAGACAACCAATTCCGCAACCCTGAAGATATACAACAAACATTTCCTCTTGATCAAGTGTTATATTCAGGCAGTTTAGAGCTAGAAGACCCTGAAACTGAATACTCCCGCTTTATGGTTATTGGCATCAAATAACTAGGAAAAAATATTACCGCATGTTATACTCTGTAAATACTACATCTTTAACACGGAGAAAACATGGCAGACGCCCAACCAACAACTACACCCCCAAGTAACCCTGATCAAACTGGTCAGGTAAACATTCAAGTTAACCTAGACTATTTGCGCACCACAAGAGTACATATTTGTATGCCTTGCTACGGTGGGCAGTTGACAGAGTCAACTTTCATGAGCTTTATCAAATGGGCCAATACAGCACGTCAATTAAACATTGACTGGACTGTGGAAACCATGACAAACGAATCTCTAATTAGTCGAGCACGTAACACGCTCAGTGCCAAGTTCTTGCACACAAAAGAATCCACACACTTGTTCTTTGTGGACGCTGACATTGGTTGGGAACCCTGGCATTTGTTAGTGTTGCTGGATGCACAAAAAGACGTTATTGGCGGCTTGTACCCAATGAAATCCATGCCTATCAAATGGTGTGTTAACGGTATCCCTGGCCAGCCCGAAGCTGCACCAGATCAGAACCTTATTGAAGTAAGCAAAACAGGTACTGGCTTTATGTTGATCAAGCGCGATGTGTTTGAAAAACTGGATGCACACCCTGCTACCAAGCCCTTCAAGAATGACATTGGCTTAGATCCAGTGCTTGATCCTTACATGAAAACCTACTTTGACACCGCAGTTCGCGAAGGCCGCTACTACTCAGAAGACTGGACATTCTGTGAAAACTGGCGTGATATCGGCGGCCAAGTATGGGTTGACAAACGTGTGCTGTTGCGCCATACAGGCACATACACATTCTCACATGAAGCACAGGAAAAACTACGCATAGATTTTGCTGCAATGACTCCAGTAGTTAACATGACTCCGCAAGGCGGCCATACGGTGCCTGCAGAAGTACTGGAAGCAGAGCCAGTGGGCGAAGTTGTAGCATCAAGTATTGACGTCAAAGCTGACTAACCAAACCCTAGGTAAATACAGTTCATTATGAATATTCTTGAACTGGACACATTTAACCTAGGCGACGCTATCAAGTTCCATGATCGATTAAACCATCGTTTGTGGGACAATAGCGAACATTTACATCCACAAGTAAAAGAAAAACTCCTTGAAGTTGCAAAAGACTTCCAGGAGTTTCTTGGAGTAGAAGACCTACAAGTTAAAGATATCACAATATCAGGGTCCAACGCAGCATACAGTTATACTGACAAATCAGACATTGATCTACATCTAGTGGTAGATATCCCTGATACAAAATACGACGAAGTATTCCGTGAGCTTTTTGATGCCAAAAAGTATCAGTACAACGATCAACACAATATCAAAATTGGTGGCTCAGACGTAGAGTTATACGTACAACCCAGCGATGAAGAACACCACTCACAAGGTGTTTACAGCCTGTTACGCAACAGCTGGCTGAGTGTGCCCAAACGCCGCCGTGCAGAAATCAACGACAGCGCAGTAAGAGACAAAGTACAAGATTTATCTGCACGTATTGACTCTGCTGTGGCGTCAGGTGACTACGATCACATTGCTAATTTGCAGCGCAAAATTAAAACCATGCGCCAAACAGGTCTTGAACAAAACGGTGAGTTTGGTACAGACAACATTGCATTTAAACTGTTGCGCAATCAAGGTTACATTAAAAAATTAATTGACGCTAGAAATGCTGCCCGTGATCAGCAACTGAGTCTAGCAGAAAAAAACAAACATGCGGCTCCGGTTATATACGGTTTTGTTACAGAAAGTCCAGATGGAGTAGACCCAAGCACCAAGATGTTCTTGGAAGACGAACCATCAACTGAACACATTATTGATGAGTTCATATACGATACAGCACGTTACTTGGGCATTGAAAACTTGCCCGAAATTGTGTTGCATAATGATCCGGCCTGGAGTGAACAGAATCGTTCTTTTGGTATGTACCAACCCGATTCGCATACTCTGCAAGTTAACTTGGCCAACAGACACTTGTTGGATATCATGCGCACCACAGCACATGAGCTGGCTCATTGCCGCCAGCACGAGATAAAAAAACTAGGTCCTGACGCAGGTGAAACTGGCAGCGATATAGAAAACGAAGCACATGCTGTGGCTGGCATTGTGATGCGTAACTTTGCAGATGCACATCCAGAATACTTTAAAGAAAAAGCAATTGCCGAAAGCTCAGGCTACATTCCAACTGAAGCAGAAAAGAATGATCCACGCTTTGAAATGGCCTTGAGTGTGGACGTTCGTCCTGGTGCAACGGGACTAAACGCAAACCGCATGCGACTAAAAACAGATGCACAAGGCAAGCCGCAAATGCTACGTGCTGATGGGCGTGTGAACATGGCAGAAGCACGTATGCCACAACCATCACAAGGTCCGGGCAAGTACCGCGACTTAAACGAACCACTAGGCCCAGAGACCCCGCCTACAATGCCAGCGGGTACTGTAAAAGTTGATGTCAGTGATGTATATGACTGGTACAAGCTAGGCCAGCATATCTCAAACATGAAGGGCCTGGGCAAGCATGACTTTGGCCAAGGTGCACCTAGTGCCATACTATCATTTGGTGACGAAGAAACTGAACACAAGTATATCAAGGATCTAGAAAAGACTGGACTCACTACCACGGACATTGACCCTAAGGATCCTAAGCAACCCAAAGGCATGCCGCGTCAAAAGACTGATCCCACCTACAACGTAGGTGAAAACGCATTAGCAGAAAGCCTGCTACAAGAGTTAGAGTTGTTTGAAGAGCAAGACTTGTTTGAAATAAACATGGGCAGCAAGAGTCTACGCAAGGAAGCGGCTAAAACTGGTGCTATTGCTGGCATGGAATTTGAAATGATTGTGCCCAACACTGAAGGCAACGATGACGGTGATTTGGAACCTGATTATGATAATTACGATGAACGCTGCCGTAGCATCGATGATGCTGTGCAATTCTTCTACGACGGAGACTACAACGGCCGCAGAGAAGTTGAACGCTTGCGTGAAAGAATGCAGAATGATTTCCAGGAATGGCTGAGCGACAAACTCTATCAAGACTGGGAACGCGGTGGCGAAGAATACCTAGAAGAATGGGTACCCAACAACGTAGACGAATCTGAATGGAACCCCGACGGCTTGGAAGGCGAGGCTCGCACTGAAGCACTAGAAGAATATATTGCCAAACTGCATGCTGATCCTGGCAGCAGTGATGCTTTTGAAGAGTTCCAAGAAGAAAATCGAGATTCATATGACGAAAGCGACTGGTTAGACGCTGAAGACCTTGACCGCATGAGTGGGGTCGAAAACGCCTATGAGATAAGTTGGCCGCATTGGACCACCGTTGGTGGTGGCGAAGCCAGCATCGAAGACGTGGCGCAAGAGTTTGAAAATGCAATAGGCCGTGATACTAGAGCCAGCGGCAACTACCACTCCGGCAGTGTACAAAGACCTAGCCCAACCGCACAACACTATATTGTAGAACCTGATGGCAGTTTAGAACCAGATAACAGTGGCGACACTGGCTTAGAATTCGTGAGCCCGCCCCTGCCCATTGACGATATATTGAGTGACTTGAACAAAGTCAAGGCCTGGGCCAAAGAATATGGTTGCTATACAAATGACTCAACAGGCCTGCACATCAATATCTCAGTGCCCGACTACAGCAGAGAAAACTTAGACTTCGTAAAGTTAGCATTGTTAATGGGCGACGAGTATATCCTGGACTTATTTGGTCGTGTTGGCAACACCTACGCTAAGTCAGCTATGAAGCTGGTCAAGGAAAAAGTACGTGAAAATCCAGATGCAGCAAAACAGTTGCTGGACAAGATGAAGGGTAACTTAGATGCACTTGCTACCAAGGCCATCCACTCAGGTATTACTAGCAAATACACCAGCATCAACACCAAGGACGGACACATTGAATTCCGTTCACCAGGCGGTGACTGGTTGGATGACAACTTTGACAAGATTGAAAACACCCTGTTGAGATTCACAGTGGCCATGAGTGCGGCACTGAATCCGGATGCTTATCGTCAAGAGTATCAAAAGAAACTTTACAAATTATTGACTGCGGACCAAAAGGATTCAGACACGATCAAGTATTTTGCACAATATGCTGCTGGTGAGCTACCCAAGGCTGCCTTGCGTAGTTTTGTTAAGCAAGCACAACTAGAGCGCAAGGTAAAACGAGGCGAAACAATCAATCAAAAAATGTGGTGGAGCGTTACTAATCCCCCGCAAAGTTCTGCCGGTATAGAAGTTGTTGCTACCTCTCGAGAAGACGCCATTGCTCAAGCCCTGGGACCAGATGGCTATCCTAGCTGGGCCAACACACGACAATCAGTTGTGGCCAAGCCTTTGCGTCCATTTGAAGACACCAGTTTGGACAAGCCGTTTGTATGGAAAGTTCAAGGCACTGATTCCCCATATCAAAGACAAGGCATAGAAGTTGTTGCTAGTAGCGAGCTTGAAGCAATGCAAAAAGCCAGACGACGATGGAATTTAAACATAGGTACAACTCCAGAACAAGAATTCTTTAGAACCAACCGTTGGATCGCTACTCCTGTTCGTCCTGCCGAAGATGACAACGCAGTAACCTTGAACGGCCGTCCTAGTAATCCTGACGGTAACTGGTATTTGAAAAATTCAGATACTGATGAAATCATTTATAGATTTAATGCTGTTAATTACCAAGATGCCTATGTAGTATTACAGCAGTGGAAAGACGCACATCCTGGTGACGAAAATATTGTGTACGGAACAAATACTGACAGAAGCCAAAGCGGTAGACCCAACGATCCCAACGGTCGCTATGCTGTTGTGCCGCGCTCGGATCCAGCCTTGTATGGACGAAGTGGCCGCCGACCTGAATATCTATTTAGATTCAACATGGGCAATCCAGCAGAGCAGGCACAAGGCAGATATATTCTCCAAGCATGGGCTGCTAGAAACAATGTAGTTCCTGCTGACTATATGGTGGTGGATACTGAACAATGGGACCAGCCTGCAGACACAGTACAAACAGATGTGAACCCGCTGAGACCAACTGGTCCTGGACCATGGGAAGTTGCCAGCAGAAGCAACAATCAAGTTTACTACAATCCAGAGTTTACAAATCGCGGTGCCGCTGAAACTGAAGCAAGAACGTGGCTAAGCCAAAACGGCCACAATCCCAATGACTTTGAAGTAAGAACTAGACAAGGTGTCTCGCAGACCACAGACCAAGCGCAAGGTGGCATTATTGATATTGAGCCAGATATATCACCGTATATTACCCCAGGTAGTACAACTGACCTTGCACAACAACGTGCCGCTGGCGGCTTTACTGGTGCTTGGAAAGTAATGAATGTTGACACTGGTGAAGAATTATATAGATTCAGCGGTGCGGGTAATTCGCAGTCAGATGCGAATGGTATTGCCTTACAATGGATAAGAAGTAATGCTCCAAATACAGACTTGGTACAAATTGAAGTTGTGCCAGTAATGGGTAATACATAATGCGAGCTCAAGAATTCACTGAACCGAGTGCTGCTGGCATTGTTCTCTATGCAGAAGATACTGGTCGTTGGGGACTGCAACAAAGATCAGACTCAGTAAATGATCCAGGTTTATGGGCAGCCTGGGGCGGCGGTAGAAAATCAGGTGAGTCACTGGAACAATGTGCCAGGAGAGAACTAGCTGAAGAGTCAGGTTATAGCGGTCCTGTTAGAATAGAGCCCTTGGCCAAAAACGCAAAGTACGTGACATTTATTGGTGTTGTGCCACATGAGTTTGAGCCCAAACCTAATAGTGAGTGGCAAGACTATTGCTGGACAGAATTGGGCAAGTGGCCTGCGCCCATGCATCCAGGCACAGCCGCAGCACTGGAAAATGTCTACATCAAAGAAGCATTTGACCAGCCCTATAAGACCAAAACAGAAAAAAGTGATTATGGCGATATTGACATGTTGGCCCGACTGCCAGATGGCACAAATTTAAGCATCATGTTTAATAAGCAACAAAATAATGAAGGTGAAGAAACCATACAAGTTGAGTTCTATAGAAACAACAGCCAAGAAGTCACAGGTGAAGGTGATGCGCAAAAAATCTTTGCCACAGTGTTGACTTCCATACAAAAGTACATTAAAAAATACAAACCCGCAAGATTGAGTTTTTCAGCCAGCAAAGCAACTGACCCAACAATATACTATGAGCCTGACCAGCCTCAACCAAATCCTGAAAGTCGTGCCAAGCTGTATGACCGACTGGTTCAGCGTTATGCTAAAGCATGGGGCTACAGAGCGTTCCGTGCAGACACTGGTGATTTAGTCATATATGAATTGAGTAGATTACAACCAGTTGCAGAAAACTTTGCTGATGGCAAAAATCCGCAGGACAAGGGCGATTCAAAGCGCCACGGTGTGCCCACCAAAGCAAGTGTAAGCACCCTGCGTAAAGTGGCCAAGCAAGGCGGTCGCAAGGGGCAATTGGCACACTGGATGGCCAACATGAAAGCCGGTAGAGCAAAGGCAAAACGCAAATAGATGATTATCACTACGGTCCTGCTAATCCTGAACGTGCTGAAGATTACTGGAGTAAAAGCGCAAAGATATTCAAGGTCAGTGTGGCAACTGCCCGTACCATGCAGTGTGGCAACTGTGCGGCATTTGATGTCAGTGACAGCATGAGAGAATGTATGGGGAATGGTATCCGTGGAGACGAATCTGGGGTAGATGCCAATGCCAGTATCAACTTGGCAGATCTTGGCTACTGTAACTTTTTGCATTTCAAATGTGCAGGCTCACGATCATGCAAGGCCTGGGTTACTGGTGGCCCAATCACTGAAAAAGACAAAAACAAATCTGCTGACTAAATTATACTATGCAACAATATCAAAAAAACACTGCCCCGGGCAACCAGTACAATTTACAAGAAGCAGTAGCACCAGGATTTCACGTTTACCAAGCTAGAGTAAAAGTTAAAAATCCACTGTACACCAACTCCATGGATGTGGCTATATTTGCCAAAAACACCTTGATGGCACGTCAACTGCTAATAGCGCAATACGGAAAAGACAGTGTGGTCACCAACGTGGTGCAAATTGCTTAATTATCACACTGTTGATTATTAAAGATACATAAGTGCATGATTGATATCTGCACTGTGGTATTTCGCGAAGAACTCGCAATTCTCAAAGCTCAAGCTCAAAGCATAGCACTACGCTGTCAAGACTTGGGCTCGCTCAATATATACGTTGTGGTAAATGACACAGATGATGTAGTTGCAGAGATTGACAGCGCATGGTGGGGCAACTTGGCATCCAAAGTAATGGTTATCCCACGTAGCACATTTTCTACCACTTACGTGGACAATGGTTGGCTTAGTCAACAGGTTCTTAAACTACTGACTCCGGCACTAAGCTATAACAAATACACCATGGTGCTGGATGCCAAAACAGTATTTGTAAAAGATTTCAAGCTGGGAGAAATATTGCAAGACAGCCGTCCACGAGTGGGCAGCATGCCTATATACCCAGTGTTTGAACGCAGTAGTCAAATCACTGGAGAGTTGTTTAACATCCGTGTTAACAGGCAACTTGGACCTGGCGGTGTTCCATTCTTTTTTCACAACGCAACAGTACGTGCAATGATTGCCAATATTGAAACACAAACAAAACAATCTTTTCCCGAGTGGTTCCAAGCTCAGGGCATGCTTACTGAGTTTATACTATACTCAGGATACGTAGACAGTGTTGAAGCATGGGACAAGTTGTACAGTGATCAATCTTGGGTAACTCCTTGCAATGTGTGCCATAGTGAAGTAGGTGCATGGGAAAGAAAATTTGCAGAAATGCAAAGTGCCCACACAGTTAGCGTACACCGGCATGCATGGGCAGAATTAACTCCTGCACAAAAACAACAGTATCAACATTTTTTAATTGACCGAAGTGTATTACTAGCATGTCAAATTTAAACGCACTTTGTTTAGTAGCGCATCCGGATGACTGTGTGATATTTGCCTACAGTTTCATACACAATCATCCCGAGCACAAATGGACCATTGGATACTTGACTTACACTGTGCAAGATCCACGTGGACAAGAACTTTCAGCATTTTGGAAACAACGTGGTATTGAATGTGTGTTCTTGGGATTTGAAGATCACTGGCATGATAACGAACAAAAGGTGTTCACACGCTGGCACGAAGAATCCGCTGACCAGGCCTGTTGGCATCTGGCTCGTAATTATGATCTAGTGCTCACCCATGACGAGCATGGTGACTACGGACACATACATCATATACTGGTAAATCGTGCAGTGCAGTGGCATCCTAACCTGGTGACATTTGCACGACCCGGCGAAGGAACTGTCACACTGACCGTTCCACCAAATACATATAACATAGATGAATTACCACTGCATGGAGAGATTGTGCGTGGCTTTCATCCAATAACACATCAAAACGATTACAAGGAATTCCAATGAAATTAATGGTAGCAGGCTGCTCGTTTTCAGCAGTGGCACAAAAACATCCTGGAACAAGCTGGAGTGAAAAGCTAGCAAAGAAACTAGGCAACTGGGAACTAGAAAACCTAGCACGCCAAGGCTGCAGTAATGGTGGCATACGTATTCAGATTGACGAGATACGTAAGAAGCGACCAGACTTTGCTGTTATTGGTCCTACCTTTTGGGACCGCATGGAAATACCTGCCAACTCAGCACCGTATGATTGGAACCAAAAGCCCAGCGCAGGGGAGAATCCTCCACTGGAACAGCATTTACAAAATCGCAAACTAGGAATAGGATACAATCGCGAAGATGGTATACGCAATGTAAACTATGGTAAGGAGCCCAGCAACATGATTTGCGAAACCATCTTTACCCTAGCAGAAAACTTTGACCATCCTTACAGAATGGCTCGAATTACTAAACAAGCGCAAACAGGTGTACGTCACTGGATTGACTCAATCTACGACAATGCATGGAAAAAGCAACAGGACGAGTGGATCATTAGAGAAGGCATCTTGATGATGTACTTGGAAGGCATCAAGTTTATTGTGCATCCAAACTTGTTGTGGCCTTTTGATATCAACAATCAAACACAATGGCGTGATGCATTTCCCAGCATTGTCCCTGGCCACTACATACAACTAGATCCCATGCGTACACCACAAGTGGCCTGCGGATTAAATCCTTTTGCAGGCGAGGACCCAGGATATCATGGATCAGAACAAAGCCAGGAAATAATTGCTACGTGGCTACTAGAGCAGATTCAACAGCATTCTTAAACAACACAGCTTGTTTATTTTCTGTACACAATTTAAGAGTTTGTAAATTGCGCCTGTTATGAACTCGTTGTGTTTGTGTTTGCTCCAGCACAAAATCATAATCCATGTTGGCTAGTCGTTTAATTTGTTCAAATGCTTTAGCGTAACGGTCAACATCATCTGCTATTGTATCATAGGATGTATCTATAATATTATCAAAAGTAGAAAAGCCTAAGTCACGTAATCCGCGCAGATAGTTTTGTGCCCCAACTGCCACAAACATACGTTCAGCAAACATGGCCTTTGTAGTTTTTTCACTCATAAAAAACGTTCCACCTGTGCCCAAAGTTTCGCACACTATTGAGTATCTGGTGTGGCGATATATTTCCCAAGGTGCAACACTAGAAATACTATAATCTAAATTAGGTTGTACTTCCCACTCAGGCTTGACGTTGGGACTGTTGTACGGAAACTGTATAGGGTTTGTAAATTGTTCAGCAACTTTGTCACTGGTTTGATCAAACACTGCACCTTGAAAAAATTCTCGATAGTTTACAATACTAGACTCAAGCATTCGGTTGTGTTGGAACGCTAACATAACATAATCTCTGTGTGGCCTACGAGCACCTAACAATGCATCAAACACATAGGGCTTGATACCGCTGGTATCTCGGTATTCATTGCGCCGCATAAAATTGTAACACCACCAAGGGCGGTAAACATAGTTTGGCGGCAAAGATTCGTGCCAGTGTTTAGATCCAACAGCAACAAGATAGTTCTTGAGTTGTTTGTGTTGTGCCCAGGTTTCTATAGATTCTACGGAACGCATTTCAATATCACTAACCAGTACAAGGTCGTACTTAGCTAAATCCAAATCACCTCGATAGCTAAAATCATACTGTTCTGTACACAACGCAGGCACACATGCTATGCTAATAGGGTAATCTGCTTCTGGATCTAGATTCCAGTCAGCGGCAACGTCAAACGCTTGATTGTGATTGTACAGCTTCAATTCTATCTCTCACTAGATTTAAATAATAGTCAAACTGTGGAATGTCCAGTGTGTCCCAGTCAATTTTCATGCTTTGGCTCAAGTCAGGAACAGCATCGCAAACAGCAGTATGTTCTGCGCCAAAGTTTGCTATATCATTTAGGTTGTTGTACTCGTAGCGAACTTGTGCTTGAGTAGTGGCGTTGCCACGATGTGCGGCCCAGTTACCCAACAACTCGTATTCACTAAACCATTTGATAATGTTGCCCGTGCCCCAGGGCGGAATAGTGGGCATGCCGGGCACAGCATCAATAATGGCATCTAGAAATTTCTTTCTAGGATAGCGTTCTTCAAGGTGATATTTTAAACAGGCCCAGTCCAGCTTGTAGACTGCACACAGCTCAGTAACAAAACAATCCTGGCTGGGTTGCGGAATTCCGGTAACAGCTTCAAACACTCCTTGATAACTGCCGTGTTGTGTATCAGGCAGCACCAACATATTAAGGCGATTGTTTACAAACGGATCGTATGGCTTGACCATAAACGTGTCAGGATCATGCATGAGCATGATGTCATCATTCAGCAGGTCTATGTATGCAAGTTTAATTGCTTGTTGCCTGAGCCACCAACCCCGATAGTCATCAGGAAACACCCAATTGTTTACTTCTGGATACTTTCGGTAAATCACACTATCATTGATGTATGTAAAACGTGAGCTGTCAATGCGGTACTTTGCCCACACTGGCTCAAGCTCGTCTGGTGTCATTGGTGTCGCAATAATTGTGCGATCAATATTTTTTAAATTATGGTCAAACTGCATGGCAAACACAGCATGTGGCACACGGTACTTGGCCAAAAACATTACTCTTGATACGGTCATACTTGATTACAACTGTTTACACACTGGTACAGTCGTCCTTCCTTTATACTTGATTTGTTCCAGGATTCTTCTACTTGGTCAAACCAGGACATACAGTGTTCTAAACTGTATTTTAATGCGTTGTTCTCTTGAACCATGTCTGCTAATTGTGAGTTTCCTGGATGTGTCATTTGCCCAGGATAAAATCCCAAGTAACAACACGGATACACTGACCCATCAGCTGCAATATATATTTCTTTGTGTCGTTTGTGTACACATCCCAAGTTAAGTTCTGGTGTATCTTTAACAAATTGCATATCTACTTTGAACCAGGTGATATGACTTTCTAACATTGCAGAAATTGGCGGCGCCTCAGATTGTGGCCGACCCAACCAGTGTGAAAATTCACCAGTACGGGAATACACAGGGCCAGTGTCTCTACCATCATAGATATTTTCAAAACGTTTGAATCCCATCTCTTTGGCCAACTCACGACATGCTTGTTCCTGATGTTGATTGTGATCAAACGGTACAAATCTCCACACAGCTCGGCCACCAGCAGATATAAATGATTGTGCATTTTCTATCACACGATTCCAGTTTGTGTCTTGTCGATAAAGTGCATGAGTATCTGCTAAGCCATCAATTGCAAATCCCACTTCAACCGCAGGATGCGCCAGCTTGTGCCACCAGGCAGTCGGGCGTAAACTTGCATTGGTATTGATGTTTACTGATACATTGTGAGACACCACATACTGCACAATTTCCAAGGCGTCTCGTGCCAAGGAAAAATCACCCAAGTTGCCATTAAAACTCACGTGAGTCAATTGCGCTAGAAATTCTGGGGTCACAATTTGTTTAAACTGTTCTAGGGACAATTCAGTGTCTGGGTATCCAGAGTTGTAGTCTACACCGCGATAGTTTCGCATACACATTGGGCAACGAGCATTACATCGTGTTGTGAGTTCTACGTGTATACGACGTATATCTTGCAGTTTTAGCATAGGAATATTTATAGGCTAACATAATGCTAAATACAATATGCAACCTGAATTCATTATTGCTCATTGTGATGTGTACTGCAAATGGACTGGCCCTCAGCCAAAGTATCGTTGTTATGTAAACGACGAGTTGTTTACCGAGCGTACATGGATCTGGCGCGACATATACCTTGAAGAGATGTTGCAAATCAGTGCGGTGCCAGGCAAATATACCATAAGATACGAGCTGGTAGACCCTGAGCATGCAGGTTTAAAAATACGCAACATTAGAATATCAACTGGGCCCGCAGTTATTAATCCTGACGGTTCTATACAAATATATACACCGGAGTCTAGATTATGAGAGCCTATGAAATAATGGAAAATGCCAGTGCTGGCGCCAGTTCTGCTGGTGGTATTGCCCCAGTTTCTATGGCAATGGGCACAGTATCTAGAAATGGAGGATCGCTTCTTAGTGGTAAATACACAACGGATGCGGACCCCACGCCCAATACTCCAAAAGAATTAAAAAGGTATAAAAATAATGTTAGCGGACGCTTTAAAAACACTCCTGGCAACTGAATACGCATTTGTAATCAAGGCCCAGTTGTTTCACTGGAACGTGGAGGGACCTGACTTTGCACAACTGCACGAATTTTTTGGGAATATCTACGAAGAAGTCTATGAAAACTCCATTGATCAAACAGCTGAGTTTATTCGTATTCTTGACGACTACACACCAGGCAGCTTTGAGCGTTTTGCAGAGCTGAGTAAAATATCTGGGCAAATCAAGATTCCACGTGCTCGACTCATGATCGAAGAGTTGTATGCCAACAACGGTCAACTGATAGAACAACTTAACCAAACATTCGCTGTTGCTGAACAAGAAAATCAGCAAGGTATCATGGATTTTCTAGCCGCACGTATTGACGCACATGGCAAGCATGGTTGGATGTTGAGAAGTTTCTTGAAAGACCAACGAGCATGAGCAACGACATTAGAGACATACTGCAACGTTTGAGTATAGTAGAAGGCAAAACTACTCCAGTAAACGTTAAACATGGACTTAATCAACAACAACGATCAGTTCCACAACTGCCTGCGTTGTTAAAGCCCAAGAATATCTCTCCCACTTTAACCAAGAAGCCATATCAAGCACATCCACTAGATGGATACATGGTTGGTGAAGGTTCTGCACTCGAAGAAGCCATGCAAAGCGTGGAAGAAGATATGTTAAGCAAAGTCAAGCGCCACTTTGTTGATTATCTTGAGCAGTTAGAACAAGACAACAAAGTTGACCGTGCGCTGGTACACAAAGCCAAACAAGAATTAGAAGTTGAAGACCCTACTGAAGAAGATGTTGAAGAAGCCACATGGGATGCAGATGTTGCACCTGTGTCAGGACCAGAAGATGCTGGTGACTCAGAAGTAGCGCATGGCATTGAAGATCATGTGGCTGCTGCGGTAAGTCAACCTGCTGCTCCTGTTGCCACTTACGAAATGGCAGGTGGCGAAATGCTAGAGTGCTGGGGCGATGACAACACAGGATATGAATTACGCCGTGGCGGCCGTTCGCTGCCCACACGTTTTAAGAACCGCAACGACGCCGATATTGCTGTTCGTTTGTTCAACCGCCGCAGACCCAAGCCTGAACAAGACTTGAGCCAAGATTACATAGAAGAGAAATAACATGATCATTGACCAGCTATTTGAAGACAATAACAAGAAAAAATTAAACGAGACTACTTCTCGCAACTATGAGCAAGGTATGGCCGAAGGTGAAGTAGAAATGCCAACAGGGCAAGCAACAGGCACTGGCGCACAAACGGATACACCACCAAGTCGTAGTTTTTCAATCAAGGTAGTGGGAACTTTTGTAGGACCTAGACAAACATTTGAAGCCCGGCAATTGTTTGAAGCCTTGCAAAGTATTTTGCCTAGAGATTATCCGTATGTGACTTGGAATAACCAAGAAGGCACTCCTCAACGTAGGGTCATAGACGATATCAATAACGATGGATTTTCTATAGTCAAGCAAGGCATTAACAATCAAGATGTTGCAGAAACCATAGCCAATAAATTTGAAGCCAAAGGTATCCCAGCCGAAGTTATTGACGGCGGCATTTATGAAGAACAAGGTCAGGATCCTGTTGCAACAGCAACTCAAAACACTCTAGACAAGCTAGGATCACGGGTGGGTGCTGCCGCAGGATCCAATATTGATCAAGTTACTACTGCATATGAGCAAAAGATTTTAGATAGAATGGGCAAGCGTTTTGGATTGCCACCCGGTTCAACTGCTGAACAAGTGCAAGCCGCACAGCAAGCATACCTAGACAAGAATGATCCAGCAGCCGCAGCACAGTACAAGCAAAACATGGCCAACATAGACGCAGGTGGAACACACGCTGCCAATCAACCTGTACAACTAGCCCCGGTGGCGGAGGCTGCTCCAGCAGAGTATACACCCAAGGTAGGTGAAGAAATCTTATGGCGTCCTCGTTTTGCAAAAATGGTTCCTGTCCCAGTAACAGTAGTAGCAGTTGCTCCTGGCAAACTTAAAATCAAACTACAAAGTCCACGCATGATTCAAAATTACGGTAAAGATACTATCGTAGTTGATCTTGAGAAAAGCGATGTAACGCCAAAACAAGGTATTGCGGAGGCCGATAGACTTCCTAGGCCCGACAATTGGAAGCCACCAGTACCTGCACCTAGACCTCGCCTTGCACCGCAAAAAAGATTAGAAATTGGAGATACTATTGGTTTCACTCCACAAAAACACGATGCTACATCAAGTGGTAAAGTTTTTAAAGCTGAGGTATTGGAGATAGGCGGAAGACTTGGTAGAAGTGGCATCCTGCTTAAACTGTTAAATCCAGAAGATGTTGCAGCCAATGGCGGAAACTCAACAATGAAAGTTTCCTCTATGATTTCAAAAATTCAAAATCCATATGTTGAGCCGGCACAGCAAGGTGTGACAGAAAGTCGTCAACGCCGGCTCAACGAAGCCATGCTCATGGAAGACCCAGTCTATCGCAAATTTAAAAAGGTAGGACGTTATATTGCCGAACGCAAGATGAGCGAGAAGGAGATTCTCCAAGTATTTGCTGACGCTGAATCGGGTATGACTGACAAAGGCACAGGCGCCAACCGTACTTTCTTGGGACGCGGTAAAGATACTACCATGGATTTTGCAGGCGGTGTTAAAGATGCAATGACCAGTGTGCTTAACAGCATACAAAATTCTACTCCAGTTGCTGCTGTGGACGTAGCATATGACCAAGCTACTGATGCGTTAGCTAAGGTAGCTGGTGGACAAAAAGGTGCTGTAATGAACGCGATCAAGAAGTATCGTAATCTAGTGAAACAGTATCCTAAAACAGCAGGCTTTGCCAAGGCAGCACTGGTTGCTATTGCCGGCTTAGCCACAGGCGGTGCAGGACTTCCTGTTATTGCTGGATTAACATACGCACTAGACTCAGCTATCAAAGGCGACAAGTTGTCCAGCGTACTTGGCAAAGGCGCAGGCGCCGCTGCATTGACTGCTGCTGGCCAAGCTGCATTTGGTGGTGACGCTGCTGCCGACACTGTTACTCCTGATAGCATCGGGCTACCCGATGTTCCAACCGATGGTGGAACATACACTGTAATGCAAGGTGACCAAGGTGGGTTTATTGCCCAAGCTAATGGTGTTCCGTTTAAAGATCTTAAAGCCCTGAACCCAGACATTACCAACTGGAATAAACTACCAGTTGGCACAGAACTACAACTGCCTCCATCAGGACCAAACACAGGAAGTGTGTGGCAAGGCACAGATATGAGCTCACCAGGAGCAGGTATGAGCCAGGCGGACATGGGTAATTTCCGTGCTGACAATCTAGCTAGAATGCAAGATCAAGCCGATGCGGCGTATTATGCAGGCAAACCAGATGATTTTGGAATACCTGCACGTAGCAATGATGCAGTGGGAACTGGAATGCCTGGGTCAGCACCAACTACTAATCCAATAGTAGGAAAAAACACTTTCCCTGATGGAACACCAATTGAAAGAACTCCTTATGGTAACTCTTCGCAAGAGTACATGAAACAATTTGGTGGTTCTCAACCCAATCAGGGCGGGTCAGGATTTACGGGCACCACAGTTGCTGGGATACCAGTTATACCCGGACAGCCATTGAATCCAACACAAATGGCTGTAGCAAACATGAGTATGCAGTCTGGCAACCAGTTATCTCCAGTTGTGCAAGCTGCATATGACTTGGCCAAACGCGGTGCTCTTAGAGAATCAATTAAATTTAAAATACTGCCAGCTGAAAAACTGATTGATCAAAAAAGCACAGTAATGAGCTGGGCCCTGAACGAGAGCGTTGGTCGCCGGAGCATTAGCCTTAATTTAACCACTCTTGGCACATACACAGTGTTTGAAAACGTTGATCGTTATCGCAAAGCTATCATGGAACTCAAAGGTGTTCCTGGAAGCACACGCCCTGATTACTATCGTCCAGACATGATGGATGCTCCAACTAAACCAGACAAAAAGCCTGGTCTAATTGGTCGTGGATTGAACTGGTTGGACAAAAAAGCTGGCCAAGTTGGCGGTGCGTTAAGCAACTTTGGACATCAGTTTACAACAGGTGTTACAAAAGAAAAGCTCAAGATGAACTGGCACCAGGCCGGTAAGCCTAGTGACTCAGATCAATTAGCTGCATGGTTAACCAAACAAGGTGTACCACAAGAAGTAGTAACCACAGTTTACGGCAAAATGGGAATACCTTATGTTGCTCCTGCCAGTGCTGAACCTGCTGTTGAACCAGGCACACCAGCCACTGAACCAGCTACGCCGGCAGCGGGTGGCGCGCAAAAGTCGTTACCGTTTTATGGTAAGAATCCAACTACAGGTAAAGCATGGACTAGAGATGAGTTACTTGCCAAGGATGCTACCACAGCTCCGGCTGCGCCTGCCGCGGCGGCTGCACCAGCAACAACAACAGCACAAAACCCTGCAGGGTTTAACGCTTCTAACGTGATGAATTTGCCTGGTATGGAGAAGTACGCCAAACAACCTGCTCCTGCTAAGACAGCAAACTTTGGTGCTAGTCCTGGTGGATACAGCAATGTCACTACTTCGTTTAAACCAACTACACCTGCCAAATCGCCAACAGCACCTGCTGCTCCAGCAGGTACTAGAGTAACTTCGGGCGGCCCAACGCCAGACGAGCAAGCCAGATTGGCTCAACGTATTGCACAGGCCACAGCAAAACCAGTGGCAGAAATGTTGCGCATGGTTGAAACCAAAGAAGACGTTGCCAAGATCAAACAGTTTATTGACCGAACTTTTGTCAAGTACGGCGCTGTAACTGAAAGTGCTTTTGTTGTGCGCAACCGTCTGATTGAACACGTAACACAAGTTGGCGCACAACGCCGCAGAGAACATGCTCAAATGAGCTGATCAAACACCCTTAGGACCGGTACTTGTTACCGTAAGTGTGGGGTGGCTTCTACCCTGGGGAAACAATTCGCTACTGCGTACCCTAAAACGAGCAACCATACATTGACTTCTCCTTGAGTAACAGTTATAATAACTGACTACTTTAGGAGATTTCTATGACACAACAAAAAACATTCAACGGCGATCAAAAGATTAAACTGATTCAAATTATCAACGAGGGTATGCAAGTGACTCAAGAGATCGAAACACTCACTGGTGGTCTCAATGACACCATCAAAGCCATTGCAGAAGAACTTGAGATCAAGCCCGGTGTTTTGAAGAAAGCAATCAAGCTAGCACACAAAGCCGAATTTGGTAAAGCCAAACAGGATCACGAGTTGCTAGAAACTATTTTAGAGACTGTGGGCAAGACTTTATAATTGATGATTAATATTTTTCCAATTAAACAATTTCAGGGACAATACTGCTTGTCACCATTTGTCATGATTGAGGTCACACTCAACGGTGACGTAAGAATGTGTGGGTGCGGCGCCTGGATGCAGACTACAATTGGAAATTTAAAAAAAACTACATTAAAAGAAATGTTGACGTCTGATTTAGCTCAAAAAATTAGACAAAGTATTATTGATGGATCATATGTTTATTGCAATGAAAAGTTGTGTGGGGTAATTACCAACAACAGTTTAAACACAATTGACACAGTACCTCCAAACATAAAAGCACTGTTTAATGACGCATCAACATTTGAAATGCCGCACCATATCAGTTTCCAAGGAGACGAAACTTGTAATTTAAGTTGTCCTAGTTGCCGCACACACATTAAAAAAACCCCAGCAGAGCAACAGCAACAACAACTCCTTGTGGGAGAAATTGTGTGTAACAATTTGTTTTCTGAGGCAACTGATCAAAAAATAAAATTAGAAGTCAGTGGCACAGGAGAAGTTTTTGCTAGTCCTATGTTAATGACTTTTATAAATTCTATTGATCGTTCTAAGTTTCCCAATCTAGAATTAGACATCGGAACAAATGGATTGATGTGTGAACAGAACTGGCATCGTCTAGGAGATATGCAAGCATCTGTAAAAAAAATAACTGTAAGCATTGACGCCTCGCAAGCCAGCACATACGAAAAAATACGACGTGGCGGGAAGTGGCAACAACTGCTACAAGCAATGAAATTTTTACAGAATAAAAAACATCATCAAGGTATTACCTTGCATACTAGAATGATTGTACAACAACAAAATTATCGCGAAATTGAATCATTCTATCAAGTGTGCCAACAATTTGATGTGGATATAGTAGAATATTCAAGAATAACAAACTGGAGAACTTGGTCACACAAAGAATTTCAATTTCATGATGTGTTTAATCCTGAGCACCCTGAGTTTGAAACAGCACAACAAGAAATTTTCAAAGTCAAACAATTATCAGGCACATGGTTTGCGGGACTATAAATATGTACGAGTCGCTCACGATACGAGCATGAATCACGGCTTACCGGCCACAAACGGAGACTATGAGTTATATTGACGCACTATATGATCGTGAACACGATCGCATCCATGTTGTAGAACGCCGAGACGGCATTCGCAAATACCAAGAATACCCGGCCAATTATGTTTTCTACTACGACGACCCTCGTGGTAAGTTTCGTAACATCTACGGCAATCCAGTATCACGGTTTTCTACTCGCAACAACAAAGAGTTTCGTAAAGAAGTGCGAATACAGAGCAACAAACAACTTTACGAATCAGATATCAATCCTATTTTTCGTTGTTTGGAAGAAAACTACAAAAACATTGATGCTCCAGAACTGCACACAGCGTTTTTTGACATTGAAGTAGACTTTAATAAAGAGCGTGGCTTTAGTCCAGTTGAGGACCCGTTCAATCCTGTTACTGCTATCTCTGTTTATCTAGACTGGTTGGGCCAACTGGTTACACTAGCAGTTCCGCCCAAGCACCTGAGCTGGGACACAGCACATGATCTTGTTAAGGATTTTGAAAACACAATCTTGTTTGATAACGAAGCAGATATGTTTAAAACATTCCTTGACCTGATTGACGATGCTGATGTGCTAAGTGGCTGGAACTCAGAGGGCTATGATATTCCCTATACTGTAAACCGCATCACTAGAGTATTAAGCAAAGACGACACACGCAAGTTCTGTTTATGGGGACAATTGCCCAAGATGCGTATGTTTGAACGCTTTGGTAGCGAGCATCAAACATATGACTTGATTGGGCGGGTGCATATGGACTATATGCAACTGTATCGCAAGTACACATATGAAGAACGTCACTCATATAGTTTAGACGCTATTGCCGAGTATGAATTGGGTGAGCGTAAGACACAGTTTGAAGGCACACTTGACCAACTATACAATCAACACTTTAAAACGTTTATTGAATACAATAGGCAAGATACAATGTTGTTGCACAAACTGGATCGTAAGCTACAGTTCTTAAGTCTAGCATGCGAACTAGCACATGCCAATACTGTGTTGCTACAAACCACAATGGGTGCTGTGGCAGTGACTGAACAGGCCATCATCAACGAAGCACACGAACGTGGCATGGTTGTTCCTAATCGCAAGCAAAGACTTGATAGTGAGGATACCCAGGCGGCAGGTGCTTATGTTGCGTATCCAAAGAAAGGTGTACATGAGTGGATTGGATCAGTTGACATTAACTCACTATATCCGTCAGCTATTCGTGCGCTTAACATGGGTCCAGAAACTGTTGTAGGTCAGCTTCGCCCTATTATGACCAACAAGCTGATCAAAGATAACATGGCCAAGGGTGCTAGCTTTGCAGGCGCCTGGGAAGGTTTGTTTGCCAGTTTAGAATATACTGCGGTAATGGAACAGCAACGTGGCACAGAAATTACCATTGACTGGGAAAGTGGCGAGGAGTCAGTTTACTCAGCGTCTGAAATCTGGAGCATGATTTTTGACAGCAACCAACCTTGGATTCTTAGTGCTAATGGTACTATCATGAGCTTTGAGAAGAAAGGTATCATCCCCGGACTACTAGAGCGTTGGTACAGCGAACGCAAGGAACTGCAAGCCAAAAAGAAGGAAGCAAAAGATGCTAAGGAAATTGCATTCTGGGACAAGCGACAGTTGGTTAAGAAGATTAACCTCAACAGTTTGTACGGGGCTATTCTTAACCCGGGCTGTAGATTCTTTGACAAGCGTATTGGACAATCGACAACACTTACTGGTCGTTCAATTGCGAAACACATGGATGCTTATCTTAACGAACTCATTACAGGCGAGTATGATCATGTTGGAAAAGCAGTCATATATGGTGATACGGACTCATGTTATTTTAGCGCCTGGCCCGCTCTACAGAATAGAGAGAAAGATGGACGCATGGCATGGTCAAAAGAAACGTGTATTCAGCTGTATGACAACCTTGCTGAACAAGTCAACGAAAGTTTCCCGGGCTTTATGGAACAAGCATTTCACTGCCCCAGAGACATGGGTTCACTAATCAAGTGCGGTCGCGAAACTGTTGCGGATCGTGGATTGTTTATCACAAAGAAACGTTATGCTGTTAATGCTATTGATATTGAAGGCAAACGACTGGACGTGGATGGCAAGATTGGCAAAACAAAAGCCACAGGCCTTGATTTAAAGCGCAGTGATACACCTAAAGTTATTCAAGACTTTTTGTTAGAAATTCTAAATAAACTACTTGCTGGTGCTGGCAAGGAAGAAATTGTAGAACGAATTCGAGAGTTCAAATATGAGTTCAAAGAACGTCCGGCATGGGAGAAAGGTAGTCCCAAGCGTGTTAACAATTTAACCAAGTATGGCGCTGCAGAAAAAGAACAAGGCAAAGCCAACATGCCCGGACACGTTAGAGCTGCAATGAACTGGAACAACATGCGTAGAATGAATGGTGACAATTACTCAATGGCAGTGGTTGACGGCATGAAAACTATTGTGTGCAAGCTCAAGACAAATGCGTTAGGGTGGACGAGCATTGGTTACCCCACAGACGAACAACGGTTGCCAAAATGGTTTACTGAACTTCCATTTGATGACAGTTTAATGGAAGCCACTGTTGTAGATCAAAAGGTCGACAACTTGTTAGGTGTGTTGGACTGGGACCTAGCTGGTGCTACCAACACTGAAAATACATTTACAAACTTATTCTCTTTCGAATGAAACTAAGCGAAATTGTTGCATACTTAAATTTGCTAGATCGGCACGACCCTGACATTGAGTGTCGCGATACCATGCGTCGATTTGAAGGTGTGTATCATGTAGTAAGAAATCACCCAATACAAATTGATACTTTTTCGGCCAAGTTAGGGGAAGTATACACCAACATTGAAAACAGTATGCGAGAGTTTACTAACAATGTTTTGTTGTTAAGACAACGGCTTGAGGCAGAACGTGATCAACTAGAACCTGAATATTTGCGTGAAAGTCGCAGATGGTTTGATCATGAACAACCGTTTGAAAACAACCACTACATTCTAAATAGACGGTTGGTAGCTGACGATGAAAGTAACATACTAATACGAAGTCATTTGCGTAATTACTCAGACTGGCGATTACCCGGTATGATCCTTAGGCCCGGTAAGGATACATTTATTGAAGACTTAGTACCATTGGATCCATTATACTTGGTTGACCATCATCAAGAGTTGCTGGACTTTAGTATTACAAATTTTAATCTTGAATACCAGCGTAGATTAAGACCTTATATCGTCGATGACCGAGGAACTGGTCCGATCATGAGCAAGTTACCTAACGATCAGTTTGGATTTGTATTTGCCTACAACTTTTTTAATTACAAGCCACTAGATTTAGTTTCTAAATATCTTGATGAGCTGTACCAAAAACTACGTCCAGGTGGCGTGGTGTTAATGACATTTAACAACTGCGACCGTGCCCAAGGCGCAGGACTAGCAGAGCGTAACTTCATGTGCTACACTCCGCGACGTTATATCCTAGCACATGCCGAAAGCCTTGGGTTTGACTGTATTTTTATGCACGACGGTCAAGGTGATTTAAGTTGGGTAGAATTCCGCAAACCTGGTAACATTACCAGTCTACGAGGCGGCCAAACATTGGCCAAAATTGTTGCATTACCCAGCTAAAACCTATATACTAACACATAAGGAGAACTTTAATGAGAGATTGTTTATTAGACTTGGTAGAACACACATTTGATCTTGGCTGTATTGATTTGGTCAAGATCACTGGAGACGCAGACTCTACACAAATCAGCGGCTTAGCCGAAGACTTGAGTGTTGTTGTTCAAGCTGAATACAAAAACCCAGTGGCTGACTTTGTCGGCACGTTTGGCATGCCTAATTTATCAAAGCTAAAAACTTTGTTGAACTTGCAGGCATATCGTGAAGATGCAAAACTTGCAATCACAAAAGGCAGTAGCGGAGAACCCGACGGCATTGCTTTTGAAAACAAAGATGGTGACTTCAAGAACAACTATCGTTTTATGGCTAGCCAGATTGTTACTGACAAGTTAAAAACTCCCAAGTTCAAAGGAGTAAACTGGCACATTGAATTTGAACCTAGCAACGCTAGCATTCAAAGATTAAAATGGCAAATGAGTGCCAACGCCGAAGAACCAAACTTCCAGGCCAAGACTGAGAATGGTGACTTGAAGTTTTACTTTGGTGACCACTCAACACACGCAGGTAACTTTGTTTTCCAAGCAGGTGTTAATGGTCAATTGAAACGTGCATGGTCTTGGCCCGCAAAGCAATTTGCCAGTATCATGGACTTGACTGGTGACAAGACTATTCGCATTAGTGATGACGGTGCTGCACAAATCACTGTTGACTCGGGCATGGCTGTTTACAACTATATCTTACCAGCACAAAGCAAGTGATGGATCAACATGACTTGACTGCAAGACAGAAGGACTACGCAGTCTTTCTGCCTGCTATTTCTAGCTTCTACAGCACATACATAGGCAAACAACGTTTTGATCCTTATGTAGACCCCGCACGAATGCCCAAGAATTTGCAGGACATGGAAATGATGAACTTTCTAAATCCACAGAACGGGCTGTTTCCATACAAGTGGGCATTGTATAGTGCTGGTCATGCAGACTTGGACTTGACCAAGCACAATCCCAAAGAGGATATGGTTCGTAATCGTGATCCTGGTTCTACCCTGTTGTGTGACTCTGGTGGATTCCAGATTGCTAAAGGTGTCTGGGACGGCGATTGGAAAGCCAACTCGGGTTGTCCTCGAGCACAAAAGAAACGTGAAGCAGTACTAAAGTGGCAAGACGGCATTGCCACATACGGCCTAACACTTGATATTCCTACATGGACCAGCAAGTGGCCAGGTAGTAGTGAAAAGACTGGTATCCGCAATTACCAAGATGCAGTTGATGCAACCATTTACAATAACGAATATTTTATCAAGCATCGCAAGGGCATCCACAATGGTGGCGCCAAGTTGCTAAACGTTTTGCAAGGTGCCAATCACGTTGAAGCAGATTCCTGGTATGAGCAAATGAAAAAGTACTGCGACCCAACTCAGTACGACAATCACTTTAATGGTTGGGGCATGGGTGGACAAAACATGTGTGACGTTCACTTGGTGTTGCGTAGAGTGGTCACACTAATTCATGATGGTTTACTAGAACAAGGCATTCATGACTGGATGCACTTTTTGGGCACAAGTAAACTTGAGTGGGCGTGTTTGTTAACTGACGTTCAACGTGCTGTTCGCAAGTATCATAACCCTAATTTTACAATTAGCTTCGATTGTGCCAGCCCTTTCCTGGCAATTGCTAACGGACAGTTGTATTACGAAAGTATCTATCCTGATGGTGACAAGTGGACATACCGCATGCAACCAACTGCGGATGATAAAAAGTATGCAACCGACACACGTGCCTTTAAAGATGCTGTGTTACAAGATGGTATCCATCCAGCATTTGTTGACAGCCCAATCAGTTCACGATTAACAATCAAGGAAGTTTGTATATACAAACCTGGTGACCTAAATAAGATTGGTAAAGAAGGCAAGACATCTTGGGATAGTTTCTCATACGCACTACTAATGGGTCACAATGTTTGGCAACATTTAAATGCTGTACAAGAAGCAAATGAGCTGTACGATCAGGGCCAGCGCCCTGGCATGTTAGCTGGTAAAATGCGCAAAGAGCATGATTTCCGAAATATTGTAGAAGACATTTTTTCCCAGAAGGATCGCCAAAAGAGCTTGGATAAAATTGAACACTATGCTAAAATACTAGACTTAATCATTGGCACACGTGGATTTACTGGCAAGAGACTTGTTAGCGCAAGACCAATGTTTGACAGTTTGTTTGACGTAGAAGAAGTAGTAGCAATAGACCCAGACGATCTGGATACCGATAAACTTGATGAACTAGAGGATAGTGTATGAATCGAAAAGGACACGAAAACGTTGACTTTTTTGTAGGCACTGAGGTAGAACGTACTCCCGCATTTGGTAAGAAAACACTATTTGTAGTGGGCTTACAGACAGTTAACGAGATTCAAGAATGGGTTGATGACTTTGCATCCTATCAAGATGCAACACAGCATATTGAGCATATCTTCTTTGGGGCCAATCACAGTTTTCATCCTGATGACAGATTGGAATGGCAGCAGTGGGAACACATGATTGAACCGTTTTTGGACAAAGGCTACTTGTGCAGTTTAGATATTCCAATCACACACGTAGAAGAATTTAATGACGGCCCATTGTGTGAGCATCGCAAATTTATTCCGCAGATTCGAGTAAGCATACCATATACAAAGTTGTGGAATTATAATACAATGTTAAAAATAGATGACAAAGACTTTGACGCTACCAATCCCGGCGTCTGGTGTCATAGTCTACACAGCTTAATGAGCCGTAGAACATTTACTTCGTGGGATGACTATAGCAAGGACTCAACACTATGAATCAAGAACAACGACAACTAGTAGATAGGATTATGCAACATGCAGAAAGAAAAATATGGATTACTTTTCGCAAGGAAGGAATTCATTGTTACCCAGCGGCAGCAACTGATCCAGCACTGGCAACTGGTGACCAGTATGATGTATCGTTTCTGGGTACCCCTCATCGTCACATTTTCCATTTTCGTGTTTGGATTGATGTTATACACAATGACCGAGATATTGAGTTCATCCAGTTTAAACGATGGCTTGAAAATCTCTATAGAGACGATGTTCTTAAATTGGACTACAAGTCCTGTGAAATGATGGCAGACGATTTGTATTTGCAAATTGCATCACGTTATCCTGATCGTGCAATCTGGATTGAGGTTTCCGAAGATGGTGAAAACGGAGCCCTTATAAAATACGAAACTCACCGCCCCTCCCTCTCAGTTAATATTTAAGGAAACAACAACATGAGCAAGCCACAAATTAAACCTAATGCTCGCGCAGAACAAACTCTTGAAGACTTGGACAAGTTCCGAGAGTTTGTCGTAGACTACGGGTATAGGTTCAACGAGGCAGACCTGTATAACTTCAAGAGTTATGCATGGCAACAATACAACAAATACACATCTGGTAAGAATGCCAAGAACATGTGGGACGAAGACACTCGTCGCTTTGCCGGAAGATTCTGATGAGAAAACTATTCTACATGGGCTTGGAAAGTTATGAAGCCCGTTACACACTACAACTAACTGAGTGGAATCGACGTGTGTTCGAACGTCGAGGACTAGATGTTGTTTATGTGCCTGGCACTACGATTGACAACACACAAGCTATCTCGGTAGGCCAAGTGCTAGACGCACATGGACGCAGTTTCTTTGCCATGAGCCAGATGATGAACTTGGTTCAGCTTATGAAGAACGGCGATGTGACAGGAGATGATGTGATCTACTTTGAAGACATGTTCCAACCGGGCTTTGAAAGTCTTGGTTATATCATGAACCAGATTCCCAAGGAACAATGTCCTAAAATTTACGTTCGTTGTTTGGCACAGGCCATTGACCCCGATGACTTTGTGCATGTGTGGGGTATGGCTAAATGGATGAACTTGTATGAACAAATGGC